AGCATCGCCGACGACCTTCGTGTCGGCCACGGAACTGACGACGCCGGTCGACCTGACGGCCGCTGTTGCCGGCGACGTGCCGGTGTCCGTGCAGTCGGCCGCTGGGCAGGGCAGCAATGCGCTGACGTTCACCGTCACGGCTGCGGGCTGATCGTCGTGACCTTCGGCCTGGAATTCCTCGGCCGGCGGCTGGAGTTCACCGCCAAACAACTGATGCCGCCGTCGTCGCCCGGACAGGCCCGGGGCGGCTGGTGGCCGCTGGTCGTCCGCGAACCGTACACGGGCGCGTGGCAGGTCAACGTCGAGGGCCGGCGCGATACCGTCCTGCAGTATCAGCCGGTCTTCGCCTGCGTGACCCTCATTGCGGGCGACGTCGGCAAGCTGACGCTCAACCTCGTCGAACTCAATGACGACGGCGTGTGGGAAGAAACGACGTCGCCGGCCTTCTCGCCCGTCCTGCGGAAACCGAACCGCTACCAGACCACCACGAAATTCGTCGAACAGTGGATCACGTCGAAGCTGATGTGGGGCAACACCTACGTCCTCAAGCAGCGCGATGCCCGGGGCATCGTCACGGCGCTGTACGTGCTCGATCCGCTGCGGGTGACGCCGCTGGTCGCTCCCGATGGCGGGATTTACTACCAGCTGCAGGTGGACAACTTGTCCGGCCTGATCGACCTGCGCGACGGCAAGCTGCTCGTGCCGGCCAGCGAAATCATTCACGACCGGATGATCTGTCTGTTCCACCCGCTGGTCGGCATGTCGCCGATTTACGCGTGCGCGGCGGCAGCGATGCAGGGGCTGGCGATTCAAAACGGCTCGACGCAGTTCTTCACGAACGGGGGCCGGCCGAGTGCCCTGTTGATTGGGCCGGCGGGGATGACGACCGAACAGCTGGCGGACGTCAAGGCGAACTGGGACAAAAACAACGGCGTCGACAATGCCGGCCGCATCGCGGCCATCACGGGCGATCTGAAATATCAGCCCCTGACGATGAATGCGGTCGACGCCGAACTCATCGCGCAGCTGAAGTGGACCGGCGAAAACATCTGCAGCTGTTTCCACGTGCCGCCGTACATGGTCGGCGTGTCGGAACCGCCGCGCGGCGTGCAGCTGGAAGCGATGCAGCAGATGTACTACGCACAGTGCATTCAGTCGCTGCTGACGAATTTCGAAACCTGCCTCGATGACGGCCTCGGGCTGGTCGGCAGTGGTCCAGGTCCGCAGTACGGGACCGAATTCGATATCGACGACCTCATCTGGATGGACACGCCGACGCGGACGAAGGCGGCAGCGGATTCCATCGGGTCCGGCGGCATGTCGCCCGACGAAGCGCGGAAGAAGTATCACGGCCTCGGTCCGGTCGAGGGCGGCGATACGCCGTACATGCAGCAGCAAATGTTCTCGCTGAAGGCACTGGCCCAGCGGGACGCGCAAGACCCCTTCAGTAAACCGACGCCCGCGCCGATGGCGACGCCCGCGACGCCGGCTGTGCCGCCCGGCCAGCTGGCCGCGCTGGTCAGTCATCGCTTGTCGAAGGCGTTGCAGGTAGCCGCATGACGGACGAGGACGTGACCGCCATCGTCGACGGCATCGCGCCGGTCGTACGCGACTTCGTCAAGACCGCCGTGGCCGACCTGACCGCCCGCCTGACGGTCGCGGACCTGCGCTACGCCGACGTGGTCGCCGTCGCGAAAGACGTGGGCACCATCCGCGAACGGCTGGCCGTCCTCGAAACCCGTGCGCCGGTTCCCGGTCCGGCGGGGCCGGCCGGCACGAACGGCGTCGACGGCATCGGCTTCGACGACCTGACCATCGAACAGGCCGACGATACGACGGTCACGGTCAAGGCCGTGCGCGGCGACGTCGTCAAGGTGCTGGGGTCGGTCACGTTCCCGGTGATGACCTTCGAGGGCGACTTCGAAGCCGGCCGCGAATACCTGCCGGGGCAGCTGGTCCGGGTCAAGAGTGCGCTGTGGCACTGCCGCCGCGCCACGACGTTGGCTCCAGATGCGCTATCGCTGGACGGGCAAGGGAAACCTGCCGGCCCGCAAGGGAAAGACTTCTGGACGCTGCTCCTGCGGGACGGGCGACGCGGCAGTGACGGGAAGAACGGCGACCCGGGGCCGGCCGGCAAACCCGGCCGCGACTGGCAACAGGTCTACGACGACACGAGGCGGGTGTGACGACCTTCGTCACGCTCGATCAGGTCAAGGCCCGGTTGCGACTGACGTCGACCGACGAGGACGTCGACGTCCAGGCCATCGCCGACGAAGCCGAGGCGCAGGTCATTGACTGGTGCAGCAAGACCGCCCGATCCGCCGCCATCGTTGCGACGTGGACGGATGCGGCGACCGTCCCGAAGGTCGTCGTCGCCGCCATCTTGAACCAAGCGGCCGAACGCTATCGCTTCCGGGGCGACGACACGGACGGGCCGAAGCGGGACACCGGCGAAGACCTGTCGGCGCTGGTCCGCGAACTGTTGCGGGCGTATCACGATCCGGCGGTCGCATGACGGTCGCCGCCGGCTTGCGTCGACAGCGGGTCACGGTCCAGCAGGCCGGCCCCAGTGTGCCGGACGGCGACGGCGGCTACACGACGCAATGGACGGACGCCGTGCCGCCGTCGTGGATGGTGCAAATCACGTCGGCGTCGGCCGTCGACCTGGAACGCGTCAAGGCCGGCACCATCGTCGCGGAAGCGGCCCGCGTGATTCACGGCCCCTACCGGCCGGACCTGACGACGACGTCGCGCCTGCTCTACGACGGGCGCACGTTGAACGTCGTGTCGGTCGTCGACCTGAACGAACGCAAGGTGGAACTGACGGTCCTCTGCGCGGAGGTCATGTCGTGAGCGTGTCGTTCGAGTGGAAGGGGTTCGACGAACTGCTGGCGGCATTCCAGTCGCTGCCGAAAGACCTCGCCGATGAAGCGAGTCCGCTGGCCATCGACCAAGCGACCGCAGCGGCGTTTGCCATCAAAGGGGCATGGGCGTCCCATCGGCGCAGTGGCGAGATGGATCAGAAGCTGCGCGTGTCGGCGCTGAAGGCCGGCGCGTATGCGCGGGGGGCGACCGTCATCGATAGCTCGGAGCATGCGCTGTGGTTCGAAAACGGAACGGCGGCGCGGCACACGAAGCAGGGCTGGGACCGGGGCGCGATGCCGCCGGCCCATATTTTCGGGCCGGCGCTGGCCCGCGCCCGCTCGAGGTTTTACGGCGACGTGGCGCAGCTGCTGCAGGCCCACGGGATGGACGTCCGATGATCGATCCGTCGGAAACCGACGCCGCGCTGGTGGCCTTGCTGCAAGGTGATGCGCCGCTGAAGGTGCTGTTACCCGGCGGCATCTGGTGGGACATTGCGCCGCAGAACGAGACCGCCTTCGGCATCGTGTCGTTGATTCCGCCGGAACGGGCCATCGAAGTCTTCGGCGGGCGCGTCGGCGAAGACACGCTGTATCTGGTGAAGGCCGTCGTCCGCCGGCATGGACCGAACGACGACGCGAACGTCGCCGCCGCCGCTGCCCGCATCGATGCGTTGCTCGACGAAGGCACGATGGCGTTGACGAGCGGGGCCGTCGTCGTCGCCATGTATCGCGACGAGACCGACGGCCGCATCCACTACACGGAGGTGGACGACTTCGACCGCTCGATCCGTTGGCAGCATCGGGGGGGACGGTACCGCGTTCAGGTTTCACACGATCCGGTCGGCCTGACGCCGCCGGCAACACAGGAGCAGCGACCATGATTAAGACCGGACGCTATGGCGTCGTGAAGTGGGACCCGGCCGGGGTCACGCCCGTTGAGGTGATTTCCCTCAACGCGTGGAAGTTGTCGATGAAGACGAACTACGAGGACGTGACGTGCTTCAACGACTCGAACAAGGTCTATGTGCCGGGCATGCCGGACCTGTCGGGGTCGCTGGGCGGGTTCTTCAATTCGGCCTCGCTCGTCATCATCGCCGCCGCGATGGATACGCACATTCCGGGCATGCTGGCGCTGATGCCCGACCGCAACGACGTCGGGATTCAGTTCCAAGGCCTCGCGTACCTCGATGCAGACGTCGACGCGTCGCTCGGGGCACCGAAGCTGGCGTCGACCTTCAAAGCGGCCGGCCCGTGGACGGTGCCGGGCACCGTCGTCGCAACCGGGGCCGGCCCGGGAACCGGCAACGGCAGTTACACGCCAAGCGGGGCGATTGCGCCCGCGAACTTCGCGGCGCTGACCGGCGTCACGGCGACGCCCGCGACGGCCTGGACGGTCGGCCAGTTCGTGAAGCTGCGCGACGCAACGCTGGCGCACTGGACCGGCACGGCATGGGCCGTCGGTGCCGCCTGAGACGTCGTCGACGTTCGCGTTCCGGGTCCGGGGGGTACGCGGCGCGATTGTGTGGGGCTTCCACACCGCTGCGGCCCTCGGTCCGTGGCGCGTATCGCGCGAACGGATGGTCGGGTCGCCAGTGGATACCGGCTGGCAGCTGACGGCGACCATCGTCCGCGCGGATGCCTTTCAATGCGCCCGCCGGCCGCTGTACTTCACCGCCGCGCATGACAAAGGCTCGTGGTGCTGGCCGGTCGAAACGCTGCACATCCACGGGGGCCGACTGACGGCTCGTTTACTGAATCCGGAGCAATAACATGCGGTCACGGTTCGTCGCCCCGCTCGAACGGGTCCTCACACTCAGCGATGGCGATACCATCACCGTCCGCCGTCGGCTGACTGCCGGAGATCAGCTGGATATGTTCGGCCGGCTGTACCTGATCGGCAGCAACGGCAACGGCAACGGGCAACGCTTCGCCCTGAATCCGGTGCAGACCGGCTTCGCGCTGGTCGTGGCGTACTTGCTCGACTGGTCGCTGACGGACGACGGCGGTCGGCCGGTCGTCATCCGGGGCGAACCGCTGGCCGTCATCGAAGCCGCCGTCCGCTTGCTCGACCCGGACGACTTCCAGGAAGTGAAGACGGCCATCGAAACGCACGACGCCGAGATGAATGCGGAACGGGCCACGCAAAAAAAAACCCCCAGTGGCGACAACGGATCGAAAGCGACCTCCGCATCGCCATCCGCTGTGGCTGGCGCGTTGACTGGGTCCGTGAGCTAGACCCAGACGACTACCGCGTGCTGATTGAGTTACTGAATGCCGAACAGCCCCGCGACCCTGACGCCGACGACCTGGACGACGGCCCCGCTCCGGATGAGGGGGACGAGTGGCTGAACCACTAACCGGCGTCCTCGGCGCAGACTTCTCCAAGTTCGTCGCGGCCTGTGAATCGTCGGCGGCAGCGATGAAGGGGATGCAGGACTCGTCCGGCCGGATGGAGAACGCCCTCAATAACATGGCGGAATCGACGGACAAAAATGCGCTGTCCGTCCTCAAGCTGGCCGAATCGTACGTGACCGGCGAAGCGGCCATCCGCCTCGCGGAAGCGGCGTTCGAATCCCTCTTCGGCCTCCTGACGAGTTCCGTCGACGCCGCCGCCGAAGCCGAACAAGCGCAACAGAAACTCGTCGCGGCCCTGCAAGCGCAGGGCACGAACATGCCGTCGGTGATTGCCGCGTACGACAGTTACGCCTCGGCGATGGTCCGGACCACGACGTTCAGTGAAGAAGCCACGAAAGCGGCCGAAGGGACGCTCGTCCTCATCGGCGGCGTCATGCCCAAGGACATGAAAGCGGCCCTCGATGCCTCGGCGAATCTGGCCTCGGGCCTTGGCAAAGACCTGCCCGACGCGGCGATGCTGCTGTCGAAGGCGCTAGAAGGCAACACCGGGGCGCTGAGGCGGCAGGGCGTCGTCTTCGACGAAACGAAAGGGCAGGCACTGTCGTTCGGCGATATCGTCGACGGCATCAATGCGAAGTTTTCCGGCCAGT